AATAAATAAAAAGGGGCTGGGGTGCTATGCTTAACAAGTTATGCTTAACAAGTTTGGCACCCTTTTCTTTTTGCAATAGGTTCTTGGGTTGCAAAACAAGTAATGCTTAACTTGTTATGCTTAACACCGCAACTGCGGATTATACAAAGAAGCAAAAAACTGTCAAGAGGGAAAAGAGAAATGAGGGTCTTATCACTATTTGATGGCATGTCTTGCGCTAGGATTGCGCTGGAACGTGCCGGAATAAACGTCACCAGCTATTACGCCAGCGAGGTAGACAAGTACGCCATGAAGGTAGCGCAGGCGAACTATCCTGACACGGTGCAGCTTGGCTCGGTCTCGGATGTTATGTGGCCTGAGACATTTGAGAAACTACCAATAGATTTGCTGATAGGTGGCAGCCCATGCCAGGGGTTTAGCTTTGCTGGTAAGCGGCTAAACTTTGAAGACCCTAGGTCAGCCTTGTTCTGGGAATATGTCCGGCTGCTGAAGGAGTGCAAGCCCAGATATTTTTTATTAGAAAACGTGCGCATGAATCAGCGCAGCCAAGACGTAATCACCGAGGCGTTGGGTGTAAAACCTATTTCCATCAACAGCAGTCTGGTATCAGCCCAGAATAGAAAGCGGTTGTATTGGACAAACATACCTTTCAAATACCCATCTGATAAAGAAATAATGATGGGAGATATACTGCAAGACCCAGACGAAATATCGCCGGAACATTACCACAGCATGAAAGCTGTCGAGTATATGGAAAGAGGCAATGAGAAATGGGGTCAAGCTGGCAGCAGGCGCGCTGATGGCTACGAACAAACGCCACAGACTCAGAAATCATTTACCCTGACAGCCAATATGCACAAAGGCGTTCCATACAATTACTTCAAAGATACAAGAAGCGGATTGATAAAAGCCGGAGAAGCAGACCTAAAAGGCCACGACTACAACCGCCGTGTGTATCACCCAGATGGCAAAGCACCTACAGTGGCAGCGGCTAGTGGTGGCAACCTAGAACCAAAGACACTAGCATCTACGACAACTTGGCGAAAGCTAACGCCAGTTGAAGTTGAGAGGTTGCAGACAGTGCCGGACAACTACACCGCCCATGTCAGCAACACGCAGCGTTACAAAATGCTGGGCAATGGCTTTACTGTGGATGTTATAGCGCAGATTCTGCGAGGGATTCCCGCACTAACATGCACCATGTCTCAAAGCTAATCGTGGCTATGTCATCCTTATTAGAGAAAGCCTCATTGATAGCTGAGAGATACACAACGCAGCGAATCGGTTGCCGGTCAAACTTGTAAATGAGAACCGGCAGTTCACCTGTTAATAACGCAGCGGCGCAAGTTTGTGACCACCACGCATCCTTATGGATATTATTGGCTGTCGTGTTTGCATACCGCTTGCACTCTATCAGCCACCCATCAAGACCAATCAAATCACCCTTGCCAGACAGCCGGTACTGTTCCAGGTCACGCTTTACCTTCACGCCAAGCTGGTCGTGGATTAGTAGAGAAACCTCGCGTTCAAATGCAGCACCTTTGTTACGTCCATTGGTCATTGTTCAAACTCAACATGGATGAGAAACTCTGCTGCATCTTCTTCATGCACCTCACCGTCACCGTCACAGAACTCACAGGTTTGCATTATGCCCTTGATGAACCCGCCGTTGGAGTGGTCAATCACCTCGACCTCAACCTCATATTCACCAGCCCCGCCACAGTCAGGGCAGTTAACGTAGTCGCTGGCTGTGGTGTTGTTCGTAGAAGTCATTAGCTTTTACCTTTCCATCAGTTGCTAGAGAAATACGCCGCATAGATTCGGGCGTAGGGAAACGCTGGTTAGATAGTATGCGTGACACAGCAGAGACAGACAAGCCAGCTTTGAAAGCAAACCTCCTGATGCTAAGTCTTTGTTCTCTAATGTAATCCTGTAAGTACATAAAAACACCATATATCAGTGTTGACAGGTTGGCAATGGGTTGGTAAGACAGAGTATCTGAAAACGCATAGCGTCACATGGAGGGTCTGATGCAAAAAGATATTCAGTTAAAGGTTTTCTTTTTAGAGGAAAAGATTGAACTAATAAAAAAGTTCAAGCGAGAAAAAGCAGAACTTATGAACAGGCTGGATGACGATATACAGTCTATGAACACTCAGATTGCAGAACTGCAAGACGAGATGTTACAGCTAGTTAAGGGAGGAGGGGCGTAAGCCCCTGCACCTTACTATGGAATACGAAATCCCAGACTATCGAAAACAATTTAATTGCTATCACAACAGCGCATCAGGTGGTACGCAACCAACCTATGAAAACTTGTTCAAGCTATACATACGCAAAGAACACAAGATGCAATTTCCTATGTCAGCCAGACCAAGGGCAGGGCAGATAGTACAGACAGGCAGCAACCATAAATTTAGGCTGCATGATTACTCGCCGGTCAGAGGCCAGCAAGAGGGCATGTCAACAGGCGAGGCAGTAAGACATGCCATGACCGAGTACATGGAATACAAGCCAATCACATGGGATGGCGGCAAGGACATGGAAGTCTTTGAGGCTTGCAAAGAAGTTATCCCAGACATGATAGGCCATGCTGTTCATGGTGTAGAAGAATACTTTGGCAAGAACGTGGAAATGGTGGGCGAATACCAGCGTGTATTTAAAGATGACAGGCTAGACATACCTACGATTATGTTCCTGGATTATGCTGATGACACAAGACAGATTGACCTAAAGTGCAGCCTGCCAATGGCTAACCCCTTAAAAAAAGATGGCACTAGAACTTGGCGCATACCTAAACCAAAGACTGAACCCACTTGGAATCAGGTAGCGCAGCAGGCCGTGTATTGGAAAGGCACTGGCCTGGTGCCAGCCTTGTTGTTTGTTACAGGTGAGGGCTACAACCTATGTACACCTGATAACTGCGACATGCTGAAGCCTGACGCATTAGAAGAAGCGTATGAAAGAATAGCGCAGCGGTGGTTGACTATCCAGAACCTTATGAAAGCTGCCAATGGCAACTGGAAAACTTTGTTTGGTATGGTTGCCCCTGACTTTGCAGAGATAGCCCAGCGGCATGGCCCTGAGATACTTGAGATTGCTAAACAAACTTGGAGGATTGAATGAGAACACCGACTAAACAGCAAATAATAGAGGCACTGAAGGTGCCGGAGATTGACGACAGAACTGACTCAATGGGCAGGGTTGTGAGGAAAAACAACTATTCACAATCTGCCGTACTGAAAAAAGCTATGGCTGCAAAGCCTAGAGGGAAGGGTAAGTATGACTGATAAAACAGTAAACAAAAGAATAGAAGATACAGATTTAACCATAATGACCAAGAACGCTTTGCGGCAAGGTAGAATTGCTACACTTGAGGACTTGTGTGATAGGACGAGAGAACAACTATCTACAATGCCTGGACTTGGAAAAAAAGGCATAGTCCATGTAGAGGAAGTCTTGCTTAACCATGGATATAGGCTGAAGTGTCGCCAAGCTGCATATCACACTAAGTATAGGTTTGATGAAGACAAGTTGGCAGTAATTGTACCGCGTCTACAGCATCAGCTGAAGGGGATGCTGGCTATGCAAAAGGCCGTGTATGAATCTCTACAAGCTTTAGAAGAGGCCATGAAAATGGAGAGGGCAAATGACTGAGGTTGAACAAGAACATGCACAAGCAATCGACTTCACACAAGAAAGATTGAAGCGCATAGAAAGAGATATGGCACACATGCAAAAAGAGTTAGACGAACTCAAGACTATGCTTGCGTCCTTTATGAAAGCAATAACCGATTACAATGATGAGGTAGATGAAGATGAGTGATTTAACACAAGCAATGACAGTCGTGGCTGATTACTATAAAGACCACGCTATCAAGCAAAAGGGCGGCAAGATGTATCTGCAAGTGGTGCATCGTGTCGAGGCGTTTCGCCGTGTACTTGGCGCTGAATACGGTGTTGATACTAAAATCATTGTGGATGATGGGCATCGTGTAGTGGTCAAAGCTATCGTCACAAACAAGGATGGCATCACAGTTGGTTCCGGCATGGCTGAAGAAATCAGAGGGCAAGGCCATGTCAACACAACTTCTGCCTTGGAAAATGCAGAAACGTCTGCTATAGGAAGGGCTTTGGCAAGCCTTGGTTTGTCAGGCGGTGAGTACGCATCCGCTAATGAAATGGATGCAGTGCCACGCAAAGCAGAGAATATCAAACAGAATCAGGCGGTGGCTGTCGAGCAAGACCCTCCAAGTAAGGCTCCGGCCCCGCCTGAGCCACCCAAAGAAATGACCCGTGAAGAACTTGATGAGAAGCACGACAAAGGTGTCTGGCAAGACATGAAGTCTCGCTTGCGTCAGATGAAGCATGTCAATAATGTTCATACTCTTTTTGAGTCTATGAAGCCTAAGATACAAGAAATTAAACAACGTAATCCAGAGGCAGCGCAGCACATTGTCAAGCTGTTCCTTGATGCTGAAGATAAATTAACAACAGGAGAAGCCTAATGGCCTTGAAAAAAATCACTTCTATTCGATGCTTTGCGAATGACCCAGACAAAAAAGCAACCCACAGTAACTCAAACTGGAGGCCCTATGTGGGCAAGGAACCGTGTGATGTGGTTCTAAGCAAGGATACACGGCATCAAATATCTGTTTTTCAAAACGAGGATGGGTCTATTGATGTAAGCATTAGTGAACGTATTGCAGAGGATTACACAAGCGGTGAAAGCATTGCTGCTAACGTAAGGCAGGGTGGTATGCGCAAGATTGCCGAATCAATGGAAGCACCAGCCGCACCAAAGCAGCAGATTGCTCTTGATGATGAAATCCCTTTCTAATCTGGAAACTGCCTTTCATGCCTTAGACCATTGCAAGGATATACTCTTGGAACGGTCTAAGTATGGGGCGGTGGATGACAACTTTAAGCAAATCAGCAACATGGGGTCTATGATTACAGGCCACAAGATGACTGAGGCACAGGTCTGCGCATTTATGGTTGCCTTAAAACTATCTAGGCTTTCCGCAACAGACGAGAACGGATTGAACTGTAATCACGTTGATTCATTCATAGATATTATAGGTTACAGTGCGATTGCCTTGGAACTGCTAGACAATGGCAAGAAAAAAGGTTGATTCAAGACAAATTCTATGCAGCTTCTGCGGTAAAGAACATTACATCAAAGATGGTGGATGGGTTATTGCTGGTGATAAAAAGATTTATTGCCACTCGTTTGGGGGAAGCTGCCTAGTAACTAAATTAAAACAGGAGGGTCAAAAAAATGGGAAGCGTAATTCAATTTCCGAAATGTGGAACGAAATATAATCCGGCAAACGGTAAATACTGGGATGTTTATTGCCGAGAACTGGAAGTAAAACAAATCGAAAAAATCGTGCATTACGTCAGCGGTTATGAATTACAATCATTACGCAGACATAACCGTAGGGTTGAATACGTTGATGCACGGCAGCTATTCGTTCTTTTGTGTGTCAGGCACACAACATTTAGCTACCCAATAATGGGAAAAATATTAGCCCGTGACCACACTAGCATTATGCACCTAGAGAAACGTAAAAAATCGACTCAACTAAAGGCGATGCTAAGGGAATCAAAGAATATAATTAAATACTTGTACTAACAGTATCAACTACTTCTTCTTAGACTTCATAATCTTTTTCTGTAAAGCGGTAGGCAATGTCTTCTG